GAACTAATATATAAGCATTATACGCACTGCTTGGTGAATTAGCTGGCATATCTGTTCCAGCTTGTCTATAACATCCCTCAGTTACATTATTCATGTCATTACTACTTGTTAATATTGTTCCATTATTATTAAATAATTTTGCCAACACATCTATTTGAGATTGTAAACCACTTTCAACACTATCTACAAAATTATCTACCGCATCTATACTAGGAGCATTTGTATGATGGTCATCTCCTGGGTTCATACTATCTATTATAGCACCCTCACTTGATATTAATTGAGATGCACTTACTTTTTTTATATATTTCATTTTTTACCTCCTTATCCTATATAATAAATTATATTCCCACAAATTTGATAATTTGTTGATATTGCTCCTGTCGTATAAACAATTGAAACCAATCCACTTTGTTGTATCATAACTTGTGCTAATGTAGAACCACCTATTCTAAAACATTGAGTAGATGTATCAAATGCTGGTCTATATCCCTCTGGAAGAGTAAATAATGCAATACTTCCACCAGAAGTTACGGACAAATTTATAACATTAATTACTACACAACCAACATTACCACTCTTATAATAATAACTTCTTCTAGTACCACCTATATCTTGTCCGTTTGTATAAGTTGGATATTTTATTCCACTTTCATAATCTGTTACTTCTTCATATCCACTAGGTATTGTATTACCATCAAATCCCATAACAGCATTAGTAGGAACTCCAGATATTTCTTCTAAATTAATATAAGTTCTACTATCTACGAAATCATCTATTCCACTTACGCCAGTTGTAAATTGAGCTAATTCAAATTGATATTTTCCAGAATTATTGTTTACTATGTCATCTTGAGTCAAAACAGGATAATCTGAAACATCTGTTACAATTTCATAATAAGCTTGATTTAATTGAGATGTAGTATTTTCTTGGTCTAAATCTACAGTTAAACATAACTTACAATATAAAGAAGTAGTTCCTGCGTCTATTGTAGTTGAGCTAGTTTCTTGAATAGGTCTTCCACCTATTAAAGCAACTCCAGAAGATACTGTAACTTCTGTTCCGTTATAAGTTACTTCCATTTCGTCTTCAAAATCTTTAAATATACCATTTTTTGAAAAGCTTAATGTATTAAATAATTTTGCTGCTATTTCATTTCCAAATATTTGGTATAAAAAAACGTGTCCTTTTAACATTTTATTTCCTCTCTTTCAAAATTTTTTCAATAAAATTAATACGAATATTTCCACATTGATAAGTAATGAAATTTCCAGGTCGCATATTAATTGAAGAAATATAAGTATTATAAACTATTGATTCCTTAGTCTTAATTGCAATAGGAGTTCCTATTCCAATCATTTTGTTATAATCAAAAGTTATATTATGGTTATAAGAATTACTTCTAATTACATTTAAAGCTTCTTGATTTGCGTCATCGTAGTTCTCAGTATAAATCATTTCCGTTTTACCTTCGGCTCTATTAGGATTAGTTCCATCCGTTGTAGTAGTTCTATCATTTAACAAATAAAGCGTATAAGTATTTCCGCTAGTTAGAACTATTACTTTACTTACTATGTCTGTTTCAAAAACCTCAGAATAAGCTGAAATTTCTTGAGCTGTAGTATCTATTAGTTCAGTTGATCGAGTTTCTTTTTTAATTGTTAATTTTAGTTTTTTATTATAAATAGAAAATGTATAAACAATATCATAATTCTGAGTACAATTTGTCATCCAGGTATGAAGATTATATATTCCATTCTCTACGTTACTTACAGAAACTTGTTTTGTATTATGAGATTGAACATCTAACACCAAATAAGGTAAATTAACAAAAGTATCGCTATTACTTATAAAATTATTTGTTATAGCATCTGCTATAAAGTCTTCAACGCCTGTAGTTGAAATTATTGACTCATTTTCCAACTCTATTTTTTGATTAAACATATTAGTAATATATTTACAAGTTAGTAAATACTTTGTTTCTCCGCCTTCGTTTGAAACATTATCTACAATACCCCAATATAAATCTTCAGTTCCTTTTTTAACAACTATAATGTCATTAGCTACTACAGAAGTATTTCTTAAGATTTGTATATTAGAATTTCCGTTAGTTTCTTCGTCTATAACGATTTCATAATCTGCTATTTCTACTATATCTTTAATAGAAAAATCGTAATGATTAAAAATCCATAAAACTAAATTATCCATAACTACACCGCCTTATAGTACACAAATATAGTTAAAATAGCACTTTCTATATCTGTGTCAGCCGTTATTTTCAATGTACTTGTCTGACCTTGAGGCAATCTAATTATTAAATCTTGACTAAAATCAACATTATCTAAACTAAATAAATTTTGTTCTGTTCCGTCTGAAAGTATTTTCTTAATATAAAAATCATTTTCTTTACTACTATATTCAAAAGTCTGTCCTACAGAAACTTGACTTGTTATGCTTATAGTTTGTATTAATTCATCGTTTAAATATAGCTCTAATTCTGGATTTACTACTTCGCCTGGTATTTCAAGCTGAATTGCAGCTGGAACGTGCCCGTCGTTAGTAAAATCAATGTTTGAAGTATTAAAAGCAATCCATCTACTATTCCATTCAAAATCCCATATTATTTGATTAGTTCCTTTTTCCATTTGGTATCTTATTGTTTTAGGTTCATACCATAAACTTAAACAATCAAAAACAATAGGCTCACTTAATATCCCTGTAGTATTTCCGAGCTCTGTTTTACCTAGACTGGCAACATTTACATCTCTATAATAGCTTCTAGTTCCACCTTCAAAAGGAATTGAATATAAAAGCTTTAATCTTTCAGATCTTGCTATAAAATCTACTAAATTTTTATAGTTATCATAGTTAATAAAATTTACAGTTCCGCCTATCTGTCCTTGAGCTATTTTTTTCGTATTAGTAACAAAAACATTTCCTAATTGAGCATAATCAATATCTACAGAAACTCCCAATCCAGAAGGCTCTGTTAATAAGCAGTAATTATATATATCCATAAATGAAAACTTTTGATTTTTTTCATTAAGTAAGCTAAATTCTCTTACCATTTTTTCCTCCTTTATAAAAAAGAGGGCTGACTAATAAGCCAACCCGAACCTTCTGTTTATATAATTAAACGCATTGTTTAACTCAGCGTCTGACATTGTTTGCGGATAGAAATTAACTACTATAGGATCTCCTCCAGCTTGTTTCATAGCTTCAGCCATATATTTTGTAAGTGTCCTATCTAGTGGAATAACTGCTTCAGCTGATTTTCCTTCGCCTATCATAGCTAGAGTCGCTTTATCAACTATTCCGCCACTTGCTAGAGCTGGTATTTTAGGAATACTAAATCCTTTTCCGCCTACTCCAGGAACCCAGCTTGGAATCTGTATTTTGTTTACTCCATCTATGAAAGAATTTAACTTGTTAATAATCCAATTAATTGGTTTTTTAAACATTTCTTTCATTCCGTCAAACACATTTCCAAATATTGTTTTAACACCTTCCCAAGCTCTTTTCCAATCTCCACTAAATACTCCTGTTATAAAATCAATGAAACCTTTTAAAACTCCTGTAGCTGTATGAATTATTATTCCTACTTTTTCAAATATATTAGCAAAAGTAGTTCCAATAGTTTCTAAAGCAAGACTCACTATCGGCATTAATTTTTCCATGAAATAATTTGTTAATGGTTTTAAAACATCGTTCCATAAAGCTTTTAATATTGACATTATATTATCTATTGTAGGCTTTATGTGTTGATTATAGGTATTTTTTAAACTATTTCCTATTTCTATTACTTTATTTCTGAAAGCTTCTGATTTATTCCATAAATTAACTACTACCGCAATCAATCCAGCTATTGCTACAACTGCAATTCCTATTGGACCTGACAAAGCAGTAATAACTCCAGATAAACCTCCTACTCCAACGCTAGCCGTAGCTAACCATCCCGTAAATGTAGCTAAAGCTCCAGAAATAACTCCTACCGCTGTAATTAATTTTCCTATAATTATTAAAGCGGGTCCTAAGGCTACTACAAACAAGCCAATTCTTGTTATTACTTGTTTTTGTCCATCATCTAAATTACTAAACCAATCAACAAAACTTTGAATCTTATCCGTTACTTTTTCGATTATAGGCATTAAACTTTCACTTAATTGACCTGTTAAATCTTGAAAAGTCTTTTTTAATTTATTTATTTTACCTGTTAATGTTTCAGCCATTTGAGCTTGACCGTTATAATATTTTCCGCCCTCGCTAGCAGCAACTTGTAAAGCTTTTGACAAATCTTCGTAAGTAATATCCATTTTCTTAAGTTCTTCAACATTTTTTCCAGTTGTTTCTGCTAAAATTCCGTAAACGTCAATTCCAGCATAAGCAAATTGTCTTATATCCATTGAAGTTGCTTTTCCAGCATTACTAATTTGTTGTAAGTTAGCTGCCATTCTAGTTAGTTCATCATTTCCTCCACCTGTTAAAGCTATTGCGTCAGCTAAAGCAGAAATAGTCTTTTGAGATTCTTCCGCACTTTTTCCTGTAGTAATTAACATTTGATTAGCTTGAACTAAATCAGCTGTATTAAACGGAGAACTTTGAGCAGCGGTTTTTATATTATTAATTGCTTTTACTGCTTCTTCTTCACTTCCTAAGAATGTTTTAAAAGCAGTTTGGTATCTTTCAAGCTCGGCATTATATTTAACTCCTACGCCAAACAATCCAGCAACCGAAGCACTTAAAACGCTTACTTTTTTCCCTACATCTGAAACAGTATTTCCAAGCGATTTCATTTTGCTACTAAATTCTGATAAATTATTACTTATTTGAGTAAATTTAGAAGCTTCTATAGTTAAATTTTTAAGATTATTTTCAGTTAAAATAACTTCACGTTGTAATCGTCTATATTCAGCCGAGTTTAAATCTCCACCTGATTTAACGAAGTCATCTAAAGCTTTTTTACAGTTTTCTAAATAACTTGTAGTTGCTTTTATTTCATCGCCAAGAACTTTTTGTTTTTGAGCTAAGAGTTCCGTATTTTTAGGGTCTAATTTCAGCATAGAGTTAATTCCTCTTAGCTCTTTGCTCAAACTAGCTGCCTGAGAATTAACTTTTTTCAATGCGTCTTGAAGTCCAGAGGTATCGCCCCCAATTTCTACAACTATGCCTTTTATATCTTTATACGCCATTTCTACCTCCTTCCTGCTAATTTATCCCAATCAGCTTGAGTAGCTTTTCGAGATTTATTTTCTTTCTTGTTATCAACAAAACAAAGCATTATCTTCGCAACATCTTTATATTGTAATTGCTTTAAATCTTCAATTTTAAGTCCGATTTGTAAACAATTAGCTATAAATCTGTGTTCGTCTAATGCTTCGTTTTCTTCTTTATTTTTCGGTAATTTGTTTAATTCGTCAATAAGCTCTTTATCAACAAAATGAGTTTACGGCTAATTCCGTTACCTCCCCAATCCAACTTGCGGATAAGTCTAGTTTTGTTATTCCTTTTAACCAATCCTCAAAAGTTCCTACATTACTATCTGCAGTATAAATTAAAATATAGGCTATTCTTTCTATTACATCGATAAAATCATCTAAATTATTCATCATGTAAAGCCCTATTTGTTTTTCTATTTCCTCTTCAGATAATTTCTTTTCTTTTAATTTTTTGCGTTCTTGCTCCTGTTTTTCAGAAAATTCATTCAAAATTTTTATATCTTCAAAAATACCTTTTCCAAATATCGTTTTATATTGGAAACGTGTAAATGCGTTACAATCGATTTTATACTCCTTATCGCAAATTGTTATTGTTTTCATAATTACCTCCTAATAATATTAATAATATTAAACTGACGCTGTAGCGTTCTTTGTATAAACAGCGTTAAAGAAATTGTTATATACTGCCATATTGTCTTCGTTTGGCTCAATATAAGCCATAACTGCTTTGTCTGTAGGTCTTGGGCTCATTGTTATAGACATAGTTTCTGTTCCTACTTCTATTGTATCTTCCTTAGTGTTATTTTCTCTTGATGGTCTTGTAGCTGTGCAATCAAAGAAAACCCATCTACGAGCTGTTTTATCTCCTTGACCTTGGAACATTAAAGCAAATCTAGCTTGAGTATCGTCAGAAGCTTCAAATACTGCTCCGTTTGAGTCAATAGTTCTTCCTAAGATATCTGTCAAGAATTTCTCAGTTGTCATAGCTAGTTCTAAATCTCCAGTATAACCTTGATTAGAATTAGCTATAAAATATTTAATGTTATCAGCATAGAATGGAGTTTCTTCGCCTTCTGGATCAAAATTTAATCCTACAGCTCCAGGAACTGCAAATGGAGTTCCGTATGTAATACTTCCGTCATTATTTACAGTTATTTTTGCTACATAGCATTGTTCTATACCATATAAAACTTTATTAGCCATTTTCTTATTTCTCCCTTCAAATATTAAAATAATAGCTTACTTGCCAAACTTCATCGTCTGACAAGTAAGTTTCTTCTGTTTTATCCCAGGCTATATCGCCTAGAATAATGTCTTCAATTTTATTCTGTTCTTCTATATTTTTGTTTATATAAGTGTAATCAAGCTGAATAGGCATATCTTTTACATAAACTAAGTTATCAGCTTTAAAATTATTTGTATCTCTACAAATTGCTACTAAATGCGGAGGCTCTATTGGATTTTTAAATACGCCATAAGCATATTGAAAGCCTTGAGCTTCGCATCTTGTTTTTAAATCAGCTAATGTCATTACTTATTCCTCCTTATTTTATTTTCAAGTTTATCTACAAATTCAACCTTGTATTTTTCTTCAACGGGTCTAATGTGTGGAACTGCCTTAGTTCTACCGCCATTACGAGTAACGTGCCCGAACTCTAACAAATGTGTTAATTGATAATTTGTTTTATTCCAGATTACTTTATGATATTTTAATTTATTTCTAGTTTGAAGCTTTACACTCCAACCCTTGTAATATGGCTGTTCTCTTCCGTGAAGCTTAAATTTTTCTCTACTAGATTGAATTAACTCTTGTTTGGCTTCTTTTGTTATTGTATCTGTTACTTCTTCTACATCTTCTTGTATATCTTCACGGTAATTATTCAAATAATTCATTAAAACACTTTGTAAGCTTTCTGGCTTTACCTTTTTATCCATTTTCTACTCCTATACGCTTAAGTTTTTGCCTTTTGCGTTTTTTACTTTTCTTTCACAAACTAAAATAATTTCATCTGCGACAGGTTCTTGAGTACGAATAATAGAATAAGTAGTTCCCATATAAATAAGCTCATTTTCGCCATTATAGTTCAAAGAACTTATTCGTAACCTTAGTGAAGGTTTAAATCCTTGCTCATTCGCTTGATAAAACTCATTTGAGTAGACATCTTCTACCTTAATAATAGGAACTATAATTTCAGTATCTGTTTCTTTTTCTACACCTATATTATCTGTGTTAATTTGAGCTGATAGCAATTTACAGGCTATATCACGCATCGCTACCACCCTCCCTATAACTAGCACTTAATCCTAAGTTATGGCATAAAAGACTATATGTTTTCTGTGCTAGTTCTTTTTCGTTCATGTCAACATTTCCGAAATTTGCTTTAACAAACATGATAATAGCAGATTTAACTAAGTCATTTGTAGTATCTGAGCTAGCTACAATTCCTTGTCTATTCAAATCTGCTATCCCTGCATTTATTAACATTTGAATTTCTTCATCTTTTTGCGTAGCTGTGCTA